ATTTAGTCTAGGAGATACGATGGCTCTGCCAAAAGTTACTCACAAAAAGAAGTTGGACGTGCCCGTCCGGTCGGACAAGGTAAGGAGTCTCACTGCAAAGCAGGAAAAGTTTGCGATGATCTTTGCTTGCGAAGATGTCACCCAAACAGAAGCCGCCCTCCGTGCTGGATTCAGTGAGAATTCCGCTGCGTCCATTGCTTCGCAAATGCTCAAGCTGAACCCTAGGGTCAATCAACGTATTGCAGAAATCAAACAAGAGCTTGGCGTCAAGTACGAAGTCACATTCGAAGGCCATGTCAAAAAACTAGCAGAGATCCGTGATGCTGCCCTCAGTGGTAACAATTTCGCTGCGGCTGTCGCTGCGGAAAAGTCCAGAGGCCAAGCAGCAGGATTGTACATAGACCGTAAAGAAATCTTGCACGGGCGCATTGACCAGATGAGCAAAGACGAAGTCCTTAAGGAAATACAGAAACTCCAAGAAGACTTCCCAGCCCTACAGGCGATTATGCAAGGTAATCTAGTGATCGAAGGTGAGGTGACGCAAGAAGACTAAACAAGAGTTGCTCGGGGTTGGTGTCGTGGCGCACTATTGTAGTGTACCAAGCAGGTACGCTCACTAACTCATAGAAAGGAGTTGCGACATGGATATACATTGTAAGTTTTGTGGAGAACCTTGGGAGCATGACACCCTACACGAGTTTGGCGATTACAAAAATCGCGCCAAGCTCTTTGCACAGCTAGGATGCAATGCCCTAATGGATGATGGCAACAGGGACTACCCCTGTAATATGCCCGTAGTAGACCCCGACATGGCATGGCAAGCAGACTTCCTGCAGCAATGGTCCGAACACCCAGAAGAGTGGGTAGCCGACGGTATGCTAGGAGACATGTCATGATTGAAGTATTTAACCTAGCAGGTGACGACCAAGTGTCGTTTATGCCTGTGATGGGTACCCTGTGGGCAGTCGCGTATTGCCATTGCGAGCAGCATGACAAGTTGCATGAGCTGTTCGAGGAGGAGCGCTTAGGTCGGTTTATTGAATACGCTAAGACGCTACCAGTGACCGTAGGTGCTAGATCGGTAGCCTGCGGTGACTGGGTTACTTTTGAAACACAACCACACCAATTGATGGAGGTGCTTTATGCGGATTGATGAATGGACAAAACGTCTTGGACAGCAACACTGGAATATCGCAGGTAAGGGACAAACCCTATGCGGTAAGCCGATGCTCGGCAATAACTACGCGAAACACATCGAAAACGAGGATAAAACCCCATGTGAATCGTGCCAAGAGCAACTGCAAGCGGTAGTCGGCCACGGAGGGGCGGATGTCTAAACCTGAGTCCCAGTTATGGAATAAGTTAAAACAGGGAACTAAAGCCTCGGGCGTGTTTTGGACACGCCTTGAGACTTGGGCTACTCCCGGAGTACCTGATGTTCACGGAGTGAAGGAAGGTACTTCCTTTTGGATTGAGCTAAAAGTCAGTCAGTTAAAAGTCTTAAGGAAAGTCGACCTGAGACCGCACCAAATCGCATGGCAGGTCCAGTATTCAAATCAAGGGGGTAGTGTCTGGAACCTTGTTGGTCATCCTTCCTCCTCCTCTCTTAAATTATTTGGAGGAGAAAGAGCCATGGAGCTAGCTGAGGGGACGAAGGACCGTGAGGCGTTGACCCCGGATTGGGAAACGGGGAGGCCGTATGATTGGACTGCCCTCCTTGATTTTATTATCGCCCATGCGAGGAAGAAAGAGCATGACCCGTGATGCGTGAGGCGTTGTGCGTGGTCAACTCTTCTTCTATCCTCGTTTGTTCTCATCATTCATCTTCTATCCCGTCCCATTCTAAGAAGAAAGAGGATGATTGATGATTTTACAGGGTGGGTGTGTACGAGGAGGATTGATGACGACGTCAATCTTGACCGATTAAGAAGGATGCAAAAAGACTGGCAATGATAACCAATGAGAGTATAGTGAATACCGTAACCAAGGGGTTATGTAGGACCAATCATTTCTCATAGAAAGGAGATAGGAAAATGGCTACATCAGCTAAGAAAGCAGTAAAGAAAGCACCAGTCGCGAAAGCCGAGGTAAAGGTGGCTGAGCTCTGTCTCACCGGTGAAGAGCTTTCATACGGTGACATCTGGAAGTTTGTCCAAGAGCATGCCGGTGGTAACGAGGCTAACGTGAAAATTGTTCCACTGGATAACGTGGATCTGGGTAGCACGTCACCCGTACCGTTCGGCTATGGTGGTCGCGCCGGAGGTGTACGGCAAACTATACAGGATTGGATGCTGCGTGGCGTGGACGGTGACCGTAGCCTTAAGGCCGCGCTCAACAAGGCCGCTCCGCTTGGGCACTCGCGCAAAAAGCCGGTCTGCCTCCACGCGCTCATGCACGGTGGCTACTCCCCGTCTAGCAAGTATTGGGGGACACCGTTTGTCAAACTGGTGGTTCAGGGTTAACCTGACCACTCCTTGAGTCGTACGTGTGTGATTAGGGAGCTTCGGCTCCCTCTTTTTTGACTTGCGAAAAAGATGAATATTGAGGACTTCCCATTCCCATCCCATCATCTCCCATCCCATTCCCGAGAGGAGGAGGATTGAGGATGACTTTTACTTATGTATACATGTACATAAGTAATCAATATCTTTCTTTCTCGGGTGGGTTGTTTCACAAAACGTCTGTTGGCATACTGGCTTTGCAGTACCCAATAGCAATCAAACCTATAGAAAGAGGACAAAGCTATGATCAAACCAAACGACATCTTTAAGTATTGGCGAGCCGATCAAATCGCGGAGTGCATGGACGGTGTTCCCGAGCATCTGTACAGCACACTATGGAATGACATTGTCCCAATGCAAGAGCCGCTTGAGGAGTTTGAGCATGTCGGGCGCTTAGACGCAGACGGTCGTTCATCCATAACTCTGTACTGGCATTTGCTATCGCAAGCTGACCAAGTCTTATTAAACTCTATAGCAGAGAGTCAGACAGACTACTAACCACAGGACAGGGAGCTTCGGCTCCCTTTCTTTTCTCCCATTCCTAGAGAAAAGAAGAGTATTGATGATTCCTGAGGACTTCCCCCCTACCTATCACTATCAATCAATCTCGGTGTCATCATCAATCATTCTCTACGGAGTATTGTTGAACAAACAAGACTAGCTCACCCAGTGTCGGCTTGGCATACTACACTTGCACAACAACACTACATACGGAGAAAGGTATGAGACTGATAAACAACATAGGTATGCTGCTATTCATAACAGGGTTGATCGTTGCCTGTTCAGCAGCTGAAGCTCAGGAGTTATTCTGGCTGGGCTTGATTGCAATGCAGGGTTGCCTACTCATGGTAGCCGGAGGGCTGATGGCAACATGGCGCTCCTAGGTATTTTCTTTGGACTGACGGCAGTCGCACTGGTTGTGTCTGCCGCCTTAAGATAAACCATTCCCATTCCCATCTCAACAGAGGAGAAGTTAGAAAACCACAGACACCGACAGGTGGTGTCTGTATAGGCTATAAAATCCTCAAAAAATTAGTTCGCTAGAACGGTTGCAATAGTTCACTAAAATGCTACTATTACTCCGTGGTCAGCAAACAAGGCCACAATCACACACAACATAAGGAATACAAAAATGACTAAAGCAAAAACAGCAACAAAGACAACCACTCCAGCCACTGTTAAGGCAGCAGTATTCACAGGCGGCAAGGATGTTACCTACGCTCAACTGTGGACATGGGTCAACGCTGAGGCAGGCGGCAACCTACACAATGTCGCAGTCAGGCCTCTTGCGAATGTTCAGGTAGGCACTAGCAGCCCTGTCCCGTTTGGCTATAACGGCAAGGCAGGCGGTGTTCGTCAAACCATACAGGACTGGTTGCTACAGGGTGTTGAAGGCAACACTAGCCTAGCAGCTATCCTAGCAGCTGCGAAGCCACTAGGTCACAGCAGCAAGAAGCCAGTCTGCCTCATGGCAATGTTGCAAGGCGGGTACAGCCCGAGCAGCGCAACATGGGGAACGCCCTACGTTGAACTGGTAGTTCAGCCGCAAGCCAGCAAGTAAACCAACCAGTACAGAATGCCCGCCTAGTGCGGGCATTTTTTTGCGCGTTAAAAAACCGTTCGGTATAAAAC